GCTCGTGATCTTTGGAACCAATGCTGCTTCCAACGAAAACCTGACCGCCGACTGCGTTCTCGCTGAGGACATTGAAGTCGGTACGTCTACTGACGAGAACGCGCTGGTTTACATCCAGGGCAACTTCAACGAGGACGCCCTGATCCTGGCCACCGGCGCTTCCCTGACGGAAGCTGACCGGGATGCGCTGCGCGTGCGCAACATCATCCTGGGCGCTTCTCAGACCGAGAACGTTAAGTAAGGAGGTATACCAACCATGGCACTGACTGTGAATATCCTGGACACCTACTATATGGCGGGTCTCTGGGAAGGGCTTTCTCCCGTCAATACCTTCTTCCGTGACCGTTACTTCCCGACGCTTCCCGGCGATATTTACGCCGCGGATAAGGTGCTCGTGGAGTACCGGGACGGCGATAACGCTATGGCTCCCTTCATGGTCGAAGGCGCGGATCCGATCAACGTGAAGCGCGAAGGCTATGAGATCCACGATTACTCTCCGCTGAACATCGGCCAGAGCCGTAACCTCACCGCCGATCAGCTGAAAAAGCGCGGCTTCGGTGAAGCGATCCTGTCTGATTCCACGGAGGAAGAACGCGCCGCGAAGCTGGTCAGCGAAGACCTGGCTCTGCTGGAACGCCGGATCACCCGGTCTGAAGAGTATCTGTGCGCTCAGACCATGCTCAACAATGGCTTCACCGTTAACGAAATGCTGGATGCGAACACCGTCGGCAAACAGGCGACCGTCGCCTATTACGATCCCAGCAAGGGCAATGACGGTCTGGCCACGCTCGTTGGCAATCAGTGGACCACCAGCACCGGCTGGGATGCCATCGTGACGAACGTGCGGAATATGTGCCGTTCTCTGTCCCGCCGTGGTTTGCCGGCCCGCGACCTGATCATCGGCCAGGCTGTCGCTGACATCCTGCTCGCGAACACGACCTTCCAGAACCTGGTCAACAAGATGAGCGGCATCATCATTTCCAGCCCCATCGTGCAGGAGCTGACCAAGTACGACGGCGTTTCCCTGCTGGGCGTGATCAACTTCAGCGGCTACAACCTGAACGTCATCGTCGTGGACGAGCAGTATCAGGACAAAGTCAACGGCAGCGTGACCTGGGTCAATTACTTCCCGGCCAAGGGCATCATGGTCACCGCTCCCGAAGCAGGGCATCTGATGTATGCCCATATCGTTCACATGGACGAGAACGGCAACATCGACACCATCAAGGGCAAGCGGGTTCCTGACCTGTATGTGGACCGCAAGCGCAAGATCCGCGAGATCATTCTGGAGAGCCGGCCCCTGGCTGCTCCTCAGAACTATTCTCCCTGGGTCTATATGGCAGACGTGGTCGCCTGATGAAGGCAGGAAAGGAGACGAACCATGTTTATTCGCTCTAAGTGCATCCTTGGCGTCGTAGCCAAGGACGGAACCTGCCCGATTTACCCCGGATGCATCGCTGACGTGGATGATGCAGATGGTAAACGTGCGGTTGAAAGCGGTTATGCCGAAGAAGTGTGCGTTCTGGCTGCTGTTGGCGGCGTACAGGCGGCTCCGGATGCTAACCCGGGCGAGAACCCGTCCGAAGGCGAAAACGCCCCAGAGAGCCCGGAAAACGCCGGAAACAAGGCATGGAATTATGAGTCCCAGTCTTTCACGGAGCTGAAGGCCATGGCGCAGGAGCTCGGCATTGATACCGGGAAGCTCAAGAGCAAGGCGAAACTGATCGAGGCGATCGAAGCCGCGACCACCTACACCGCAGCTGATTCCGAGGAGAATTTCCCTGATCTGACCGCGCAGGACGTGGTGGAAGAATGAACCTGAAGGAAATGCTGGCTGAGCATGTCGCGATCTTTACCAACCTGGATGAGTTCGGGGATGTGCACGATATCAAGTACGACGGAGAGCTGTACGAAGACGTGCCATGCACCATCACCAGGCCGAAGGAAACCGACCGGGATCAGACCATGCGGGATCATGGCCAGGGGATTTATCAGGTGACGAACCGATTTCACTGTGCGAGGGATGCGTTTAACGGCGTGATTCCGGAGCACGGGACCCGGCTGATGATCAGCGACGGCGATTTCTGGCGGGAATTCTACGTGGTGAAGGCCGGCGCGGATGCCGGAATGATCAATCTTGATCTGGAGGCGCTGGATGAATAATGGCTGATGTACGCATTGAGGATGTAGGTCAGGCGAAGATCGACCGGGTAAACGCCATCCTGAAAGGGATCGGCAACGGATCCGGCGCCTTCAAGGCCATCGGCGCGGCCATGAACCGCGCGGCGGCGTCCGCGAAGACTCAGGCCGGACGATACGCGTCCGAGACCTACAACATCTCCAAGGGTAAGTTCATGAGCGCCTGCCGAATCACCAACGAAATGAAAGGCGGAAGCGGCGGTGTGGCCAGCATAGAGCTGATGTTCGCCGGAAAAGTGCTGAAGCTGATCGATTTCGGGGCAAAGGGCGGTCCCCAGGGGCCGGTTACAGTATCCGTAAAGGACGGCGGAGGGACGCTGAGAAGCGCCTTCATCAATGCGATTTACGGGGAAAGAGGCGTCTGGGAACGTGTCGGAAAAACCCGGTTCCCCGTGGAGCAGAAGTATGGACCGTCCACCGGCCATATGATGCAGGACGAGGGCGTCAGCGACAAGCTGACTGAACACATTGAAGATGTGTTCGACCGGAGAATTGAGCATGAGATCAGCCGGATTCTCGGGCTGTTCTGAGGAGGATGCACATGGATCGGGTAAAGCTTTTGGAAGCTCTGAAAGTGAGGCAGGCAGAGGATCTGAAAGATCTGCTGATGCCCACCAAGCCGCAGAAGAACATCGATTCCGTATTTCGGCCCGTTGAAATCTTCAGCGGAAAATTGCCTGACAGAAAGTCCGAGACGGAAAAAGCCCCCTACATCGTCAACTCTGTGCTCAATTCCAACTTCTACCGGAACCCCGGAGAAGAACCAACAGGCATCACGACAGTAAGAAGCACCCTGTGCATCTACAACCCCAACAACGAGGAAGGCGCACTGATGCTTCTGAACCTGCTGGAAAGGCTGCGCATCTCCTATCTCAGAAATCCCATTGTGGACAATGTGTTCGAACTCCTGACGGACGAGGAACACGCGGTCCAGGATCTGGTCTATCCGGATGATACGATGCCCTTCTTTTTGGCAGACCAAATAACGGTGTGGAAGCTTCCACCCGTGGAAAGAGAGGCAAGACCATGGCTCCAAGGGTGGTAAAACCCAAGAAACCCGTGAAACAACCGGCTCCCGGAGCCGGTTTTGTTATGTATCTCGGGCCGACCATCGTGGGAGTGATCCAGAACGCGAGCGTTTACTCCGGAACACTGCAGGAAGTGACGGAAAAGTTGGCGGGAGTGATCGAAAAATATCCCAGGGTGAGAGCCCTTCTGGTCTCCGGAGACACGCTTCCGGAAGACCGCGTGAATGTCCAAAAGCCCGGCACCCGGCTGTATGACCATTACATGCGGCTGCGCGCCGAGGTGAAATGAAGGAGGTATAAGAAATGCCTAACCATGGTGTATACGTGACTGAAAGGTCCACGGCCGTCAGCACTCCCGTCGCCGTTGAAACCGGTATTCCGTTTTTCATCGGCGCTGCTCCTGTGCACAAGGCTGAGAATCCCGCGACTGCCGGCATTCCCAAGCTGTGCACCAGCCTGACCGAGTTCCGGGAAGCCTTTGGCTACAGCGAGGACTGGAACACGTACGGTCTGTGCGAGGCTGCCTACAGTCACTTCGTGCTGTTCGGCATGGCTCCGGCGATCTTCGTGAATTTGCTGGATCCCGCGACGATGAAAACCGCTGTTGCCGCGGCTGACAAGGCTGTAGCCAACAAGCTGATCACCCTGACCGAAACCGGTATCATCGACGCCGGTCTGGTGGTGAAGGCTGCCGGCGGTGAGGGTAACGCCCTTGCGAAGGGCACCGACTACGACGCGTACTATGACGCGGACGGCAAGCTGACCATCGAGGTGCTTTCCGGCGGCGCCGCCTATACCGCGGAGAGCCTGAATGTTGCCTACAACACCGTCAACGCCGCAGCTGTTACCGCTGCCGCCGTGGCGACCGGACTGGAAGCCATTGACCTGTGCATGGGCG